AGCTTACACTTGGACTATCTCCACTTGCGAACACGACATCGCAACAGGTGGCCGTGAGTTCTTTATGGCGCGGCTGAAGGCAGCACTGAAACAACCGGAAGAAGAAGATGGATAAAAGAACAGTAGCGTCAGCACATGAACGGATCGACCTTGTTGAGAAAGATGTTGTGGCTCTCTCAACGCAAGCGTCGATACAGTTCAAAGAGGTCTTCATTAGGATTAAGAGACTTGAGGCTATCCTTATCGGAACGGCTGGCTCAATCATTGCGCTTTTGCTTGCAGTTCTGACAAAGATGGGCTGAAATTGTGGACCCGATTAGCTGCGTTGCTCTTGCCACTGGCGCTTACAAAACGCTCAAGGCAGCTATATCCACGGGTCAAGACCTTCAATCAATGGGCGGCAGCTTGGCGACTTGGGGAAAGGCTTTTTCTGACTTCAACAAGATTGAGGAAAGGTCAAAAAATCCGCCTTGGTGGGAAAAGACTTTTAAAGGGTCGGATGAAGAAAACGCTGTGTTGATATGGAACCAGAGGCGTGTTTTTGATGAGATGAGGCAGTCCATTAAAGATGAGATTAGTTTCGTTTACGGCCCCTCGGCTTGGGAGGAGGTGCTAAGAATTGAGGCTGAACAACGGCGAATCCGCAAAGAGGCAGCATATGCCAAGCAAGAGTTTATTGACAATATTATAAACTGGACTGTTGGATTGATTGCCTTCGTCATGAGTGGAGGGTTGTTGTTTCTAGCGTTTTATTTCTGGGGCAAATATCAGGGGCGTTGGTGATGTGGTTTCTAGTCTGGTTCATGTTTACAAATAACAAGCTGGAGCATTATCAGCTTGCTCAGTTGCCGACAGAGATGGAGTGCAACGAGGCGCTTGAAGACGCCAAGGTTCTAATAACTAACAGCACAACGGTAGTGTATTGTTTTGAGGTTATACCAGAATAAGAAGGGTGATTACGTTGTGTATGACAAAAACGGAAAAGTTGTTATAATAACTCACCACAAAAGCCATGCACTCAAGTATGCAAGGAGTTTAGAAGATGACGTTTGATAAGTATGACGTAAACAAAGACGGTAAGATCGATGAAGTTGAATGGCAGAAGCTTGCCCTGGAGGATCGTTGGAGAGAGCTTAATGATGCCGATTCTAAGCGCGACACACAGCGCCGTTTAACTGTTGCCTGCGCTGCTGGTATGCTTCTATACCCTTTCGCCATTGTAGCGGCCTCTGCGTTGGGCCTAGACACTGCTGCGGATCTAATTGCTGACATTGCTACAGTGTATGTGGTTGCTGCTTCGGGTGTGGTTGCTGCTTACTTCGGGTTTAATGCGATGGAGGCAAAGAAATGATAGGTCAGATCTTAGGATCGCTTGGCGGTCTGGCTACCAGTTACATCGATGGCAAAACTGCGGTGAAGAAAGCGGAAGCCGAAACGAAAATGAAGATCGCTACCGGGGAAATATCCTGGGAGCAGGCTGCAATAGAGGCTAGTCGTGACAGTTGGAAGGATGAAGCCTGGACGCTATGCTTCATTGCAATCGTGCTGGGGAGCTTCATACCTGGGTTACAGCCGTACATGGAGCAGGGCTTTAAGAACTTAGAGGCTGCACCAAGCTGGTTTTCATGGGCAATGTATGCTTCGATTGCTGCATCGTTTGGAATCCGTACAGTAAAGGGTTTGAAAAAGTAATGGAGAATATAAAGCTTCCCCTTGCTCTCGTTGCTGCGATGGCTGTTCAGCTTGCTGCTGGTGTGTGGTGGGTAAGCCAGCAGGCGGCAACCATTGCCAGCCTTGAAGAGACTGTCGGCCAGATTGGTTCGCGCATGGCGATTGAGGATAACATTAATCTCAAGCGTGATGTGCAGGACAATGCAATGGAATTGCAGTATGCCTTTGATGAGATCGATGAGATCTGGGATGAGCTTGCATCTATGACAATGGCTATCGGAGAGATCAATAAGATTAAACAGCGTGTGGCTCTGATTGAAAATGATCTAAAGTATATCGGTCGAGACCACTTGGATATGAAAGGTGGAATGGAATGAAAGAGAACTTTGGACACTGTTTAAGAATGCTTTTGAAACACGAAGGCGGCTTTGTAAATCATCCAAAAGATCCGGGTGGAATGACTAATCTCGGTGTGACCAAGGCTGTCTATGACAAGTGGATTGGCCGGGAAAGCACTGAGCAAGAGATGCGAGACCTGACGCCTGATGACGTAGCTCCGATCTACAAGAAAAACTATTGGGATAAGGTGCGCGGTGATGATCTCCCAAGCGGCGTTGATTGGTGCGCATTTGATTGGGCTGTAAACTCTGGCAGCGGTCGGCCAGCTAAGGCTATTCAACGTGCCGTTGGAGCGAAACAGGACGGGGCAATCGGGCCTATGACATTGCAGGCTGTTGCTGACTTAGATCCAGACAGGATCATTGAGTCTGTGTATCATACTCGGCAGAAGTTTTATGAAGGGCTAAAAACCTTTGAGACTTTCGGCAAAGGATGGACGCGAAGAAACAAGGAAACTCTTGAAACGGCCCTTGAGATGGCAACGAAACCTGTATAGAGAAATTGAGCGGGTGGTCCAACATTGTTTGTTGGTTAACGTGCTACCGAATGCGCCACCATTCACACGGCCACCCGCACGATCTTTCTTAGAATATAATTGCTACCAGGGCCATTACGGCAATGCCACTGGCAAAGCCTGCAAACGCGCCAACCGCGCCTGCAATCTCAATCTTCTTTTCCATTTCCTCTTCGCTCATATGGTTCCCCCTACCTTAGTTTTTTTCTTTATGCTGCGCTGATGATCCTGCCATTTGGCTGCGTAGATTAACTCGTGCTTGACGGCGTGATCCAGATCGCTCTGAAGTATGTCACGAAACCGATTCTTTAGCTTTCTTTTGTAATGGCCCTTTGAAGTATCTCGCCTAATGCGAACAGGCTCTCTAGCTGCTGCTTGAGGTTGTGCCGGTTCTGTTTTTTTGCGGTCTCTATCATGATTGATAGTTGACGTTGGCTTCGGGCCAATGCCTGCTTGCCTTCTTGGTTCATCGCTTTTCTGCCTTCCATCGATAAATTTTATTCCGTATTTTTTTGCGATATCAACAACGGTTTTATACGGTATCGACATAAGAGCAGATGTTTCTTTCTTTGTCAGCTTCATTTCTGCTGCCTTGATGCACTTGATAATATCTTTACCAGTCATTTCTTTTTCCTTCCGTCTGTCTCCCATGTGATATTGTGTTTGCGGCAGAAAGCACTGAGCAAGGCTTGCGACATATCCAGGCTTTCCGCTGCCTTTACTTGCGTCACCTCACCGGCCAGATCTTCAACCACGCCAATTAACTCCCGCTTTTGACGCGCCTTCATTTGTTTCCAGGTCTCCATCATTTGGCTCCTTTAGTTGAGTTGATGAGGCGGTTCGCAGAACGTGCCGCCTCGGTCACGCTACAAAATTAAAGATAGTTGAAACCGGGCAAAGGAACCCATACCACTTTAATTCTCTGCAATTTCTACCAGCCACTTTTACCCTGACTGTGCGCCCAAAATCTTCAGACAATTTTTGTATCGCTTGTCGATCTCTTCTTTGAACCCATCGGAAAGCGTGTCGATTGACTGTTGGTTCTGCTCGATCAACTCACGCAACATTGTCATGCGCTTCCGTGGTGGGATAACGGTCCCCTCTTTGTTGGTTTCCATTTTGGTATAGGCTGCAATTAGCTTGATGAGCTTGGCGGTAAACTCTTGCGCGTCACCTGATCCCTTCTCCTGGCCTATGTGGTTTTTAAGTGTGAGCAGATCACCGGCGGGTGGTGCTGGTGGCGGCTGCGTAGATTGAGCCTGCTGACTTTGCGCTGCTGCCTTGCGCGGTACAGCATCGATCTCATTGAGGCTGGCATATGTCCCGCCATGCAAGCCAATGGATGCCAGAGCGCGGCCTATGGCGCTGGTTTCTGCGTTCTCCAGGGCGCTTGTCTTGTTGACGTTACCCTGGCCCCTGATTTCCTCAGCCATGCCGGAGCCGACAACCATCCCGGCGCTGTTGGTGATTGTTGCCTTGACCACAACTCGTTTGCCATCGTCTGTTAGGATCTCGGTGTTGATCCCGTGATCTGTGCCAAATGCTTTGCGGAAAGCTTCGACGCGCACAAAAACCTCGGTGTATTTCTTGCCGCCGCGCTGCGTCACGCCGTGTGTGCGATTGAGATCGTTCACCTCGGCCATTGCTTTTTGTAGTTCACTCATTATTTGATCCTCACTGTGACAGACGCGCTGCCCATTTGATATTCGCAACCTGGCACAAGCTCCCCTGCATCCATCTGCTTCTTGATTGCCGCCATGTCTGGCTTGACTGTTACTGTTGTTAGCTGACTAGGAATGTCGTGCTGATCTACTACCACAACTTTTTTTCGCGGTTTGGTTCTGCTGACTGTGCCTAGAGCGTGTTGGATCTTTGTTTGCCCCATTGCATCGAGCAAGTGACCAATCGTGATTGAGAGCGCTTCCTGCTTGGCTGACAGCCGCTTTGCTCTGGCGGTGTAGGTTGCTGCTAACTCTTTGACTGACCCTTCGTAGATTGAGCATTCCGTGCGCTCTTGAATAAGCTTGCCCAGAATGTCCATTGCATCGGTCTCACCGTCCAGCGTGTCCAAGAATGTGTCCTGATCTTCGCCGGTCAATAGCCTGATTTGATCGGCCATGCTGCGGATCTGTTCAAATTTAATATACATATTGTTCCCCTTGTTTTGTGACGGTCCAAATGATCTCGCCGTTGCCATACTGGTTTTTATGGCGCCGCCCGGTATCTTCAATCAGTTCCATTTCTTGCAGTTCCGTTAAGCGCGGTCTTATGCTAGTGATAGGTAGCCGCAAAGAGGCGCTTATCTGCTCCCCTGACCCTCCTCCCAGGGTCGAAAGCGCTCGCAGGGTCTCCAATCTCCTGCCTGTAACCTTTGCGGCCACCTGGTGCGCCGCCGCCACCTCAGTGTCCCCTGCATGGCGGTGGTGCATCTTTTTTATGTTTACTTCATAGATCTTCATCGTCTTGCTCCTCGAATATTGCGCCCTCTCCGTTGCACGTTTCGCATTCAACCGGATCTTCGTAAGGCTCACCGATATCCCGGCTGAAGCTTTGCCGCCGGTAAGTGACCTCGACCACCTTACCATCTCCATCGCACTCCGTGCATACCACTGACGCCCTCTCGCGTTGGTCTTGGAATATGTCTTTGACTCTGCCCATTAGTTCACACCTTCTGTAAGGGCTTTTAATTGAGCCTGTGCCATCTTCAAAACCTGAGTTGCCTCTGAGGCCATGAAGTCATCGCCGCGACCTTGGGAATATGCAATCTCAAACTTGCTTTCTTCAATGCACTCTTTCAGCCCTTCGATTTTCTGTTCGTTAGTCCAATCCATTACAAAATCCCCGCAAAGAAAAATAAAAGGTAGAAGGTGAGAAACAGGCTCAACACTCCGATGGTATCTTTTAGCCACTCTTTCCAATCGTCCATTTCACTCTCCTTTATCGATCTCTAAACACAAGCTTTTTAGGCTGCTGGCGACTATTGTTTTACGACCGTCTTTATTAGCAAACCAAGTGACTATGTTATACATTCCGGGTTTTGAGCTGTGGATCAGCCACTCTTGATATTCCCAAGGCTGTCGCAGATCTCCTTTGCGGCGTGTCTTTTTAAATTTAGGCTTCATTGCGCTCTCCTTTTGACTTAGTGATGCAGCCCGAAGGCTGCACTGCAAAATCAAATCAAGTAGGCTGGGCCGGTCCACTGAACCCAATCAAAGTTGCCTTCGATGATGTTGCCCCGTGCCTGGTTCCGCGCCGGTGTCGCCCACCCAGCAGCTTTTAAGATGTCGCCCTTTTTAAACTTGGCGTCATTGTCTACATTAACAACAAAACCCCAAACGCTGCCGCCATTTTGTTGAGTTATCTTGATGTACTTCTTGCCAACCTTGAAACCCAATTCATTGCAAAACCGATCAATCATCTTTTGATTTATGTTTCCGTCCGGTCCCCGGTTCTTCCACAAACAGTAATCAGCTTTAATAGCTTCCATCAATTCTTG